GGTGATTTAGTTGTCATTTTTCAAACAAATAAAACGCAACAAGCAATCTATCGAAGACCAACGCTTAAAAATTGCAGAACGTAATTTAAAGAATATGGCAGATAATCATGCCTTAATCAAGGACGGTCAGGCGAGACTGGAATCTAAGCAACAGTCTTTCGAAAGCAGATATAGTCACCTTTTTAGCCTTCATAATAAATAGCAATAGGACGAATTAAATAATCACCACTTGATACCAAACCGAATGAGTCAAGCATTATAGTAAGAATTGTTGTAGGTGCTTTTTTCAAAACTTCCATACTGTTAGCCATCATAGACAAGTCACTAGGCGTCTGTTCATCAAATGTAGATGAGCAGATACCTAGTATTTTTATTTGTCTTCCGCTGAGCTGCATAAGACCAAGTTGGGCAGTTGGGACCTTCATGTATTCCTTAGGCAAAACACTAATAGTATTTGATACTTTGGCCAAGTTAGAGGATGGAAATAACCTTTCGAAATAGGCTGACATTGACCGAATGGACTCCAAGTTATTCCAGCCGTTATGCGAAATCTCGTCTTTTAATTGCTCTTTTCTAGTGTTATTTTTTACTCTTTTGTATTCGGACTGAAGTTTTTTAAACTCGGCATATTCGGGAAGAATATCTTCAATTTCATCAAAAGTGGAGACATTTTTTAATTGTTCAAAGTCGAAGAAGTCAAACCTCCCTACAGTAAAGACAAAGTCGCCGTCTCGAAAGCCGGAAGATTTTAAAAGTTTGTCATTTTCCAATTCTTGAAGTAGCAAATCAAGAGAGTAATCATCTAATGCTGTCTCGATTAGATTTCTGTTTGATCGTGAGAAGACGATATTGTAATTTTCGTTCTCGATAGCTGAGTGATTAACGCCTGCCTTGATTAAAGTAGAAACCCCACCAGAAACAGAAGTTGCAGTTTGATCAAAACCGCCTTCTGCATTAGAGTCTGATTCACTGTTTTCATTAACCAATTTTGTGACCAACCCAGCGTTTTGCTGAGCGAGCAGAGAGTTAACTAAATTTGTGTCCAGATAGATTATCTCTTTCATCCTCAATCCCCCTTACTGCTCATGTAACCGGCGATAATGCCTCTAATGGCACGCTTATCGTCATCCGTAAGCGGTTTACCGTCGAACATCATGGCGTTGTCTATAATGTTATCGATGTCGTGGGTGTTGGGTTGTGACTGTGGTTGTTCTTTCGCCATAGGGACATCGTACCCCATGAGCCATGCTTCAGATACCCCCAACGTTCTAGCAAGTAGAACTAACTTTTCTTGATCTGGCGTTGATTTTCCATTGATGTATTGTGACAAAGCACTCTTTCCAAGTTTTACGCCCAATTCCTTTTGATGCACTTTCGAAAGGGAAATTACGTCAACTTGCTTTAAATTTCGTTCATTCATCACTTGTTGCAAGCGTGCAGCAGTAGTATTTTTCATATTCTTTACCTTTTTCCTTTATGGATTCATTATATAGTAGAAAATAAAAAAGTTCAAGAAAAATCAAAAAAAAGTTCAAAAAATTGAACAAAAACTGTTGACAAATAAAAAGATAAAGATTAAAATAAAACCATAAAGTTCAAGAGATTGAACTTAGAAAGGAGAACTCAATGAGATTTGACTATGCTAAATTAAAAGGTCGCATCAAAGAAAAATACGGAACTCAAGAAAATTTCGCAGAAGCTATCGGCATAACTCCAACAACGATTTCATTCAAAATCAACGGAAAAGCAAAGTGGCAACAAGACGAAATTGTGAAGGCAGCTAGATTATTAGGAATCTCGAAAAATGAGATTATTGAATATTTTTTTAACTATGAAGTTCAAGAACTTGAACTAAATAATTAAAATTATGAAAGGAGCAAAAAATGAATCACATTCACGATTTTATCGAGTTCATGCAAAAAGGCCGCCCAATCCCAGAATGGGACTTCACGACCTACATGTTCTTTACATTCTCAATGCTTGTTGGAATCCTCATTTTGCTTCCTATTCGCTTTGAGCGCTCGTTTGGAGAGCGACCAAAAAGCACCGAAGATGGGGATGCTAGCGAAGGACATTAAATTACCGAATTGAGTATCAGACAGGACGATTAAGCAGTTTCTCAAAACGAGGAACCCAAAGATAGCCAAAGAGATAACAAAGCTATAAGTTATATCACCGTCTTTCTCAAGTTTGAGAAAGAGCAGAATGTCATGAATATAAGTTAACACTATCAGCGAAATTAACAAAGCAACGCCAATCACTAGACTTAGATACGTCCAATTGATGTCGGCAAGGCTAGTCAAAGCTGAATGGCTATCTGGTGTAATACAGTGGAATTCAACGTATAGCAAGCCCACTAACATTAGTGGTACTAATACTTCGGATTTGTTTTTCATGTTAAAACCTCGTTTTTTTAAAAACTATTATAGCAAAGAAAGGAAACACTATGAATGAAATTTTTAACTTTAATGGAAAGGCAGTCCGAACTGTAACTATTAACAATGAGCCTTACTTTGTCGGTAAGGATGTGGCTGGGATTTTGGGATACCAAAATGGTAGTCGAGATGTCAATAGACACGTAGATGAAGAAGATAAGCTGAAGTACCGTTTCGGTACCTCAGGTCAAGACAGAGAAATGATTATCATCAACGAATCAGGTCTCTACTCGCTCATCCTATCCAGCAAACTACCGCAAGCCAAGGAGTTTAAACGTTGGGTTACATCAGAGGTTTTGCCGACTATCCGCA